TATTGTTATAGTCTGCATTTTCTGAAGAACCAGAAGTGACTGTTGTTCCAGCGATGTTTTCTATTTGCTCTTTAAGTGTCATAATCCCTCACAGCAAGGGGGCATAAAGCCCCCTTACCATTTTTATTAGCTACCAGCAGAAACCTTAACTGCACCATCATCACTCCAAAGTTGACCAGCAACTTCTGGGTCTGAGGTTGGTAAGTTGAGTTTTACTGTGCTTCCATCTTTTAGCTCAAAATCAACTGCTGAGTCACCAGAAATAGCATCAATTACTGCTTTGCCATTCTTTTTAAGGTGTCCAACAGAAAGAGAGTGAACTAGACCATCTTTTACTTTAGCCATAGTGCCTCCTAATTCAAGTCAATTAGGGCGTGTGACTCTATCATGCTAACGCCAATTCCCTCATCAGAGAAGTATTGGTCTTTGACGTAATCTGCATCATTTGGTTGTATAGAAGCTTGAAAAGCTGGTTTTCTATACTGGGCATGGAACAGATTGGATTCGTCCACAATTAGCATGTGCTTACTGTAAGGTCCACGTAAAGCTGGTGTTGGAACTAGCTGAATCATACCATGAGGTGTTTCAAGAACTCTGTAGTTAAAACCAAGAGCATCTCTTTTCATATCACCTAGGTTAACAGCCCATCCAGAATCACCAGAAAACGTGCCACTATCACTAGACATCTTAGACCAGTATCCTAAAGCTCCAGCTCCAACGAAAGCACGTTTCATGCCTACTGTTGGTACATACTGGAACACTTTTTCCATTGCATCTACAAACTTGCTATAATCAGCTACGTCAGCCTTAGCAAATACGTTCTGAGAATATGGGTCAGCACCACTTCCATCGTTTCCGTATCTTTCCAACGCTGGAATAATTCCCATTGTTGTTCTTGTTACACGACCATCTTTATCTGTGATGTCTTCGATGTTTGCAAAAGCACCACCAGATGCATGTCCCATACCTTGAGGGTTTGAGCCAAACAAAAAGGCACGTTCTTTCTGTATCTTGTGTTCGGAAGACTTAATATCACGAAGTCTAGCCAATTCCTTAGATTCACCACGTAAAGATGCTTGTAACAAAGTACCAGTAACCTGTACAGGTGTTTTAAAAATCTGACAAGAATTGTAGACAACTTCTAAGTCATCGCTCCAAGCCTCTGGTGACAATCCACCTTCACCTTGTGCATTACCAATCACATATAACTTATCGTTATCTGCAATAGTAATATTCGCTTGAGCCATTGTGTTAGCACCACTAACGTTTTTCAACTTAATCGTTGAACTTGTGTATTCTGTAACTAGTGCTACACCTTTCTTGGTAGTTTCAGCTTCGTTCCAGATTTCCACTTGTAATCCAACAAGATGAGCACCATCTGCGATTCCTACAAAGCCATCAACACCAACAAATTCAGTTGTTTGTGTTCCACCAGCTTCTATTACTGCATCTGATATAGATGAATCGTTTATACTAAAACATTGTTTTTGCCATGGGTTGCGATGTTCAAACATTTTGAAAGTAGGGTCAGCCATTCCAGATATTGTGCCTTGATTAGCAACAACAGTAAGAAAAGGTGCCACGTCAGTCCAAAGTTCCTTAACAACATTTGGACGAATGTAAAAATCCCTTCTTTCATTGTAAAGAACACCACTAGAGCCAAGACCTTTCATTCCACTTGCTTCTCCAGCCATTTTTTATTCCTTTATCGTTTATTCGCCATTAAGCCCAAGTTGAACAAATCTTCATCAGAGTACTGAGGTTCTGCATTACCAGTCTGCACAGCAGTAGGTGTAGGAACCTTCATTCTTTCTTTAGCGTTTTGTAGTCCTTGAACTTTTTGTTGAGTTGCAACTTCTTGCTGAGATGGAGCGTTTCTTAATCTATCAAGTTGAACTAAGTTTTCAAGAGTAATGGAATCTGGGGAGCTATAATATTGCATAAACTCCTGTGCCTTTTCTGGGGTATACCCATAGCCACTAGTTAATTGATTTAACATTCCAGATTGAGCCTGTTGTGCTTCATACGCTTGTCTCTCTTGAACAATTTTTTGTTGCTCAGCTTTTAATTGCTGAACTCGATTTTGCTCAACAGAGTCTTGGTAATCAATCATGCTGTCTCTATACTCATCCAACTGTTGTCTGTACTTAAAAGAAGCAGAATCTGTATCCATATAAGCTTCCGTTGCATCATAGTTAGTTGGTTTGGTTGGACGTTGGGGCTTCTGTGGTAATTCCATAGATTTCTCTTGCGAGGGAACCTGTGGGGTGTCACCAGAAAGTGACTTTGCTACACCTTTCAGAATATCTGGGTTTTCTTGAATGTACTCTGCTATGGGAGCTACTTTTTCATACTCAGCTAGTTTCTGACTCATGGTATCAAATTCACTTGCCTTTTGGTCATACCGAGATTGCCAATACTGATATCTCTGCTGTTCAGAGCCTTCAGTATTCTCTGGCACGGATTGGACAGGATTCTCATTCTCAAATGGTTCTAGTCCAATCTCTGGTGAAGCTTCTACAGGAGCTTCTACCTGTTGGGTGTCCTCCACATTTGGTTCTCCTCCCCAGTATTGAACAGCTTGTTCACTTACTACTGGGTCAGAATTCTCAGCAATGCTTTGGTCGTTTACGATGTCACTCATTATTTCTCCTTCCCAATTTGTCTACGAGACAGCAACTGGGTTTATTTGTTGACGTTCTTGTTCCCTATTTTCTTCTTTAACCTTACCTAGTTCATCTTGCAGACGAGCTTCAAATAGCTCACCAGCTTTTTCCGTCCTATTCGCTGATGCATTCAGTTTGGTCTTGAATTTTTCTACTTCAACACGTTTTCTATCTGATAAGGACTCTCGTGTTGCAGTTTGTAAATCACCTTCAAGCTTTTTGTTTTGCTCCGTTAGTTGCTCTACTTGAGATTGAAGTTGATTAATAATACTTGTACGTTGTAAAACACCTTCGGTGTCTGCTACTTCAGTCTGCTTTAGAACTTCTTGCTGGTCAATAATGCCACGTTCATACAGATTCATGTAGTAATCAAATCTTGCCCACCTGTTCGATGGTAATGTGGAGCCACTTACAACAATCAAATCATAGTTACCCATGGTAACATCATTCATTCTGCCTAAGACTTCTCCTGTTAAATCATCATACAAAGGACCATTTAAAGTCTGTTCTTGCATTGTTCCATCTGGTTTCAATAAACGTATGGTTTTTTCATCTGTGTACGTTTGCTGAATTAAGCTAACAACAACCTTACCAACCATGTTAAGCATACTGTCAATATCATCAAGCTTTGATTTAATCCTACGTTGTGCATACTCATCAATAGCAACTGTGCCTTTGTATGTAGATGGTGCTGAACTTGGGTCCCCACTTTGTAAAGGATGAATTCCCAAAATGTGATATATACTTGTTTTTGCATCTTCTCTGTTTTTATATAATTCATTAGGCAGAGGGACAGGTCCAGCCACAATAGGCTGTCCGAGTTCTGGGTCATATTCAATCACTCCAGTTCCAGCTCTAGACCATTCTTCCTCGAGTTGCTTTCTGTTCATAGAACCTCTAGGTATCAGTAGCTTTGTATTTGTCGATGAACTAGCGTGAGCGATAATAAGAGAAGTAATCTTATTGATATATTCCTGTATGGGTTTGATAAATCGCACATCACTCATTGGATATGGATTTCTATTATGCCTATTCATTAGCGTAACAATTGGATATTCTTCGATATCCATAATTTGTATCGCCAACATTACCCTACCTACAGATAGCACACGTTTAATTCGGTCTACCAATACCTTATTGCAAACCACAATTCCCTCTGCCACTAATTCTTCCATGGTTGTTGGTGTCAATTTGGTTGTACTCCCAGGAATTGCACCTTCATGTTCTTCTCCTGGCATTGGCATAGGCTGACCAGTTTGCTGGTCAATCATCATATGAAACACTCTTCCAACACTTTGCATCATAGCTGTCAATTCAGCTACTTTGTATTTATCTGTAACGTGTTGGATTTGACCACCAGACTCTACAATCATAGCTGGAGTCTGCATAAACAGACCATAATCATCATCGCTATGAATGTATTCGTTTCCGTTTGTTGAGTCTATACAATGCCAAAAGGGTAATTGAATTTTTTCATACCTATCTAATACTTGATATGTTCTGGCATCTGTGTCATCTTTAGTTGGTCCTATTCTTGTATCCAATTCAGAACTGTCTCTTAGTGGAGAAGGATACCTCTCATCTGTAGTTGGAGTCATTTGAGAGAATAACGTAGCACCATTTTCTTGTGGCTCACTTAATTGTGGATAGGCATTCTTAACTTGCTCCTCTGTTAAAATTTTTGAAGTAATAATGTTACTTGCATCTCGTATAAAAGGGTCTCTTGAGGCTGGGTCAATAAACAAGTCTAAAGGGTCTACTGCCTTAATCATCACTTCCCCTCTACCAAAATCAGCCATAGGGTCTATATATGCCATCATAGCCCCCATCCCTTTTACGTAATAATCGTCAACAACTTGTTTCAGTTCGTTATTGCCATTCGAGATATCCCAGATATAACTCATAATGTCTGAAAAGACCCTTCCTACCTTGGTATCGCTATCGTCTCTTCCAGTTGATTGGAACTTTGGTTTGTTTGCAGTTAAAAGTGCTTTTGCTTGTTCAACTGCTGGGTGAACCACATTATCTACAATAGGGCTTTGTGCCCTGTTCTTTAATACGTTTACTTGTTTAGTTGTCCATTGGGAATTGTTACGGAACTCATCATCTTCCATGGCTTGTGAAGCCCAATCTGAGCGTTGACCATGGTAATCATCAAGGAGGTCTTCGGACTTTAATACTTCTGGGTGTACTTCTCTTGGCATAAAATTGAAAAGAAAATAAAAAACTAGGTAGGGGAACCCACAACCCTAAACTGTCATCCAATCAGCAATTCTACTGATATTCACTCCTAGCACTTTTGTATTGGTGTTCCTTGCCTCATGATGAGGTTCATACGAACCTTTATTTGCATAATAGAACCCATCCAATAAATCATCATGTTTTCCTCTCGGAAACAATAGCAATTCATTTACGAGGTCTTGCATATCTTTCATCATATGCACCTGTCCTCTAGCAAAAACAGGCTGTAAGCTTTCTAAACGCCTACTTTTAGCATTTCTTGGGTTTTCTTTTACATTTAATCCTGGGATAAACAAGTTTTCATCTTCACATCGTTTAATCACGTATTGGCGTAGCATTTCTTGATATCCTACGCTTTCTATCCTTGTTTTTTGAGAGCGATACTTTCTAAAGTTATCTACGATAGCTTCAGCTAAATTCAAAGGGGTAGCCCTCTTTCTGTAGTATGGGAGTACGTACCTGTTTCCGTCTTCGTCTATACCTATATTGAATATCACACTATAATCGGCTGTCTGTTTTGTACTGGATGCTGGGTCTACCCCTGTGAATATATTGATTGGAATTTCTCTTGTTTCTGGCTCTGTCATCATTAAATAAGCATTTTTATCGCTATCTAACTGTACTGTGCCTTTGTAGTAACGAAAATCATCTGCTTTAAACAATTGGTCTTCATCCCCTACAATTTCACACATATACTCACGATAAAAGACAGATAACCTGTTAATAGACTCCAATTCTGCCATTTTTTCTTTTAATTTTTTAATAGACCACCAATCTTCCCATAAAGCAATGCCTTTATCCATATCTGGTTTGTATTCCAGATTCTTCCATCCTTTCATTTCTTTTAATGTCTCTACCATACAGCGTTGATGCTGTGGAGTTCCAATAATAATTAACCTACCTTTACGTGGGTCAACTGAAGGAACAGCCGATTGTAGTAACCATCTTAAATTCGACTCCATCGCCTCGGCTGTTTTTGTGTTGTTTTCATCTTCTGGGTCATCTACGATGATGAGCGTAGGTCTCTGGTTCCCTATCTTAATACCACGTAACTGCTGACCTGTACCTTTGCACAGCACCATGGACCCATCCTTCAGTTCAATTTCTGCTTTTGCCCAGCTTTTTGCTGAATGCTGTCCCCAATAACCAAACAATTGCCTCATGGGCTCACTATAGTCTAGCGTGTCTTTTATGAGACCTAATAACTTTACAGCATGGTCTTGGGTTCGTGAACAAAGCACAATAAGTTTTTTTCCTTCTCCGAACATCAAATGATGCATAGGCAGTATACCACCAACAATAGAAGACTTAGCGTGACCACGAGGAGCAATAATGTTAATTTGCTTATTATCGTAATTCGTAATGTGCTTAGCTAAATCATAATGAAAGTCTGGAGATTTAGCCGAAAACATATTGGGTATACAGACTTTACCAAACAACATCATGTCGTCTTTTAACTTCTGTAGTATTTCTTTATGTTCTCTTTTATCCACTAATAATCTATTCCGTATAGGTATTCTGTTCTGTCTGGGTATGCTTCTAAGCCCATATCTTCAGCTACGTCTTGCATTACACGTAAAAACGATTCCAGTTTCTTAATATCTCCTGGTTTTGCTTCTACGACTACTCTTCTTTTTTCTTTTGGTAGGCTTTGATTTTGCTTTTCTTTTTTTTCCATCATACGTCATCCTGTGTCCTTTCTAGCTTTAATTGGCGAGACTCCTCTGTAGAAATCTCATCTAAAATCTTTTTCGTAACATCTATCTGTACAGAATCGGTGATTTGTGTCTTGCTAGGCAACATATCCATTATTCGTATATATTGCTCTGCACCACGTAGCATATTCGATGGGTCTGCATTGTTACGTGCTATTGTTATCGCATCTGCTATTACATCTAGTACATCACCTTGATTCAGCTCTCTTTCATCTAGATATTCTTGTATTTTCTTATCTACCATTCCTTTAACCTGTTCTGTTTTAAATAATCGCTTTACTGTGGCATCTGGTTTAAACTGGTCTGGACGATACGCCTTGCCTAAAACTGTCCAGTCTATTTTTCCAGTCTGCATCATCATCTGGACATATAGTTTTACAGCGTTTTTTGTACGTGTAGTGCGACTTTCTCGCTCTTCCCATGTAAGAGTGCCACATTGAGAATATTCGCCTGTATTTCGATGGGGTTCGTACAAAAGTTTTGCTTTATCACTAATCCACATTCTTCCGTAGGGCATTGTAACTTGCTCAGCATCTTTATATTTCTTTCTTTGGACACATTCTGCTACATAATTATCATCTGAGATTGCCAAATCTCCTTTCTGGGCTTTTTTCCAATGCACATACTCCAATTCCCTGTCATCAGCTTCCTGTTTGGTGTGAATGAAGTACGTAACGTCATTCCAGTTATTTATTTTCAGTTTTCGTGTGAGATAGTCCATTTGTGCTTACTCTTTCGTACTGCCAATGCTCCAAACACCAGTTATCGTCTTCCAAATCAATGTGTTTATAGGTATGTTTTGTAGAATCTTGGTCATATACGCTGATAAATTCTCTGTCTTTGTCAAATTCGTATCCTCCAATGGTGTATTCATCACATTCAGAGAGGAGAACTATGGTTAATATTGTTAATAGTGTCTTCATTTTGTGGTATGGGTATCTTATATCTATTTAGGGTTGCAGTATCCATATGTCCTAGCTGACATATCTCTATTAATGCTTTTAATAAGTACTTTCCACCTTGTGCTGGTGGAGGGTAAATATTATCTTCATTCTTAAAAAATTGTAATCCCATCAGAATCCAATCGTAGAAGGTCATTGGAATACCATCATAAAGAACAATCTTGTCTTTTGGGTGTTTTCTACCCTTTTTGAAGGAAACATGGGACATTACTTTCCCACCACAGAAGTGTTAATACAGTAATGTATATAAAGATAGCTGTATAACACTACTGTATATACACTACTGTTATGTGTCTTTACTGTATTGTATACATTACTGTTAAAAAACAACATTGGCAGTATAATCCACAAGTGTTTTTTAATCGTATTTGTAAAAAATTCCATTTTCTTCAATATTGACGTTATTTCTGTCTAAAACCATCTCGTTAATTCTTTCCGTAATAAGGAATTCTGACTCTGTAATAGCGAATTGAGTTAGCAATTCTTCGTAATCCTCGCCTTTTACTTCAGCTAGAACAAATTTTTTCTGTTCCTTATCCCAGATTTCAATTTTCATATGGCAATACTAGACTTTTGGGTAGGGGATACCACAATATACAATTTTGAAAATTTCACTTAGAATGGGTGTGAGAGATATACAGTATATCCACCCCCCTCAAGTTAGGTCATATGGGGGTC